GCGAGCGCCCTGGCCAGGTAGCCCGGCCCGGCGGCCGCGGCGCGCCGCTGCCCGGCGCCCAGGACCATGAGCAGCCGCCCGAGGACCCCCGGCCATGACAGGTCGAGGTTCTTCCCGTCGATCTTCACCCACTCCCGCATGCTGGCCACCGCCGCAGCGGTAGCAAGACGCGACTGGCCGGCCTGGTAGACGGCGGCTGTCTCAGCCGGGGACGCCACCGGCCACCGGCACCGGCTCAGGCTGCGCCGACGGCCGGTCCCCGCCGGTCAGCAGCGACGGATCACCCTGCCGCCCCGCCAGGCCCGAAGAGCCGATCTCGTTCGTGCCGAGCATCGTCAGCACCGGGTCCTGCGCCGCCTCTTCCGCGCGCATCGCCATCAGCTGATCGACTTCGTCCGGCGACAGGCCGAACCGGCGCGCCAGATCCGCGAATGGCCAGCCGATCCCCTTCAGTGCGACCAGGCTGGCGGCCAGCTGCGCCTGGGAGCGGGACTCGGTGTCAGCCCACAGCACCTTCCCCGCCCGGTACGCCGCCGCGCGCTGGTCGTCGCCCTGGGCGAGCGCGACGAGACGCTGCACCTCCCGCAGCGCCGAACCGAACCACAGCTGCTTCTCCTGCGTCCGCTTCACCAAACCGGCCTCAGCCGCGATCAGCGCATCCGAGGACAGGTTGGCCATCTTGCCGATCAGGTAGTGCTGCGGCGTCCTGGTCTGCGCGGCCAGGTGGCCGATCGCCGTCTCGATCACATCCGAATAGACCGCCAGGTTCGCCGCTGGCCAGCTGCCGGCGGTGGCGCCGTCGCCTTCGACCCAGAACAGGCGCCGCAGGTTGTAATCCTTCAGATCGACGTTCTTCTCGCCGACCTGCTTCCCGCTGCTGTCGTACACCGGTTCGGTGGGCCGGTCGGCGCCAAGGATCCACCGCTGCGGCAAAGCAGCGAAATCGCTCGCGGTGAACAACTGCGACCACAGCAGGTTCACCGCGTCCTGCAGCGGGATCACCGGCGCCACATCCGAGAGAGGGTCGCCACACAGCATCGGCCGGTTCGGCAGCTCCACCATCGGCACCAGGCCCATCGGGTTGGGCTGCGGGTTCGGCTCATCTGGCAGCTCCCGCGGCAGCCACTGATCGGCCTGCTCATCCAGCGCGGCCATGGCCGGGGTCTTCTCGATCCGGCTGAGCGGCCGCTGGAACTTCCACAGCTCATCAGCGGTGTACAGGGTGGCGTACATGCTGTTGCCGTCCTGCCACCGCTTCAAAGCGGCCCGCCGCCGGTACCGGGAGCCGGGGACGTACCCGACGACCGCCTGGGAGGCGTCCTCGAACGTGACGCACGGCGTGCCCGGGTCGTCCGGGTCGCCCCACACCAGGACGTGGGAGCGGCCGGCGTTGACCGCGGCGAGGAACCCGAGCTGGGAGTCGCAGTCCAGCTGGTTGACCTGCCACACCCGCCACGCCTCAGTGTCCGGCCCTTCGCCGTAAGGCTGGAACCCGACCACCGTCAGCCGTTCCACCGGGGAGTCGGCGACCACCGGCACCCAGTTGTCGGCGAACCCGTGGTACCGCTTGGCGAAATACTCCCGGAACTCATCGGAGGCGAAGCGGAGCGGGTGCTCGCCGCGGTAGTACCGGTCCGCCCGTTCCACCCACCCGGACCGGTTCGTCAGCTCCATCTCCAAGGTGGCGACCAGCGCCAGGGCCTGCCCTTGCGTGAGACCCAACGCCGCGCCTCCCTCCGGTGCTGTCAGTCCGTGTACATGCGCCGCGGCCGCCGCGGCTTGTTCTCACCCGCCGCGATCGCATCCCCGGCGGCCTCGTGAGCCAGGATCGAGCACGGCACCAGGTCAATCTTCTGCGCGTCCGCCGGCTTGGCCAGCACGTACCGGCCGCCCGGCCGGGCCGCTTTGCGCGCGTTCCCCATGTGCCGCGCCGTGGTCGCGCACCCGTCGTGGGTGAAGGCGGAGTCGGCCTTGGTGACGTCGGTGAGCAGCCGCTCAGCAGCCGGGTGCATCCGGCCAGCCCGGGAGGTGTACCAGCGGATCACCCGCTTGTCGCCGAGCTCCTCAGCCCACGTGTCGATCTCGGTCTCCCAGTACGGCGGGTCGAAATAGCCCCGCACCACCTCGTACCGGTCGTACATCTCGCGGACCGCCGCGTCGACCTCGAGCCGCGGCACCTGGCCGCCGAAATCGGCCGGATTCCACACGCACGGCAGGCGGTCCGGCCCGTAGACCGGGGTGAACTGGTAGACGCCGGGGATCTCCAGCCGGATCCCGGTCCAGTCATCGACGTCGGAGCCGTCGAACCCGAGCGTCACCAGGGAACCGTCCGGGACCTCCCGCGGCTTTTCGCGGGCTTCCCACTTCGCCAGGTCCATCCACGTGCCCAGCCCGGCGACGACCCGGTTGCCGAAGAACCGCTCCGCCTGCCCCGGGTCGCGCTCGAGGAGCTCGGCCGCCTCGGCCTCGATCGCGTCCAGGTCCACGTGCGCCGACCCGGCGTACACATGCCGGTGGATGCGGCGCCGCTCCCGCTTGTCGGTGTACGACAGGTGCGCCGGGGGCGCCCGGTAGAACTTGAAGATGTCCGGCCGCGCCGACTCGAACGTGGACTGGGCGACCGAGTCCTCCGACGGATCCCAGCAGTTGCTGGTCTCCATCGACCGGCCGCCCATGCCCGCGACGCCGCGGCGCTGGGTCTCGGCGACCCGGCGCATCTTGTTCGCCGCCGTGTACAGCCCGGTCTCGTCCTGCAGGGCGAAGACGATCGGGTTCCCCAGCCGCGACAGCGCGCTCGAGGTGACGACGTCGATCCGGCCCTCGTTCGGCAGCCGGATGAAGTCCTCACCGACGCGCATCTGGCTGGCCAGCGGCCCGGCTTTGATCATGGCCTGCAGCGGCCGGTAGACGTTGTCGACCTGGTCCTCGGAGGTGGCGAGGAGCTGGATCAGCGGCGTCGGCCAGGGCGTGCCCATCGGCTCACCCGGCTCGTACTCGTAGACCCAGCCGCAGCCGCAGCCGTGATCGGAGCACCGGTAGGCCTCGCCGCCAGCGGCCCACCCGGCGAACACGGCCGGCCCGGCCGCCTCGTTGCAGATGATCGTCGCCGACCAGGGCCCCTTGCCGCACTTCTGCGGGCCGACGATCTGGGACCGCCGGTTCCAGAACGCGGGCGCCAGCTGGCCGAGCTGCGCGCCCGGGCGGACCCGGTAGTGGTTGACCGTGGCCCACAGCTGCCAGTCGTACATCTCCAGCGGCTCGCCCTTACGCCACCCGTCCGGGACGACGCAATGCGCCTCGATCCAATCGACGGCGACCCACAGCGCCGGGAAGCTGACGACGTAGTCAGGACTCCGGGGCGGCATCGGCGGCGACGACGGTCAGGCGCGAGCGGGCCGACTTGCGGCGCGGTGCAGCACGCCCCGCCGCGCGCTGCACCGCGGGCTCAGGCTCGGCCAGCCGCCACCGGTTCCGCAGCATCCCCGCCGTCGACAGCCCCAGGCTGTCGAGGTACTGGCGGACGACCTTCTGCAGCTCCACCGACGACCGCGGCTCCTCGGCCCGGGCCAGCATCCGGCAGAACATCGCGACCTCATACCACTGGCCGAGGCGCTGCCACATCACCGCCTGCGGCCGCCGCCACAAGTCATCCCACAGCTGCGCCTCACGATCGGTCTGCCCGTTCAGCGGCCAGTCAGGCAGCACGCCACGGCGGCCGCCGGCCGGGAGCGCCGTCCACCCGGCCGCATCACCGGGCCGGTCCCGGCGCAGCGCGGCCGGATCGGGAGGCGGCCCCGAGACGACACGTGCTCCACCCCTCGGCATGACTGCCCACCTCCGTAAGCCCGTCGGCATACCGGCCATTGACGCGGCCGTAACGCTGTCACAATCCGTGACCATCCAGTGGTACTGGAAGCCTTCTGAACCCGTCTGACCAGCCAGCGCCCTCACTGGCGGCACGCCGTAAGGGGCCCGGAGGGGCTTCACCGGCTACCCTCCGTGACCACTGGCGTTCCAGCCTCCTGGCTGCTCGACCGCCGTGGACTGGTCGTGGCAGCGCTTGCACACGCCGCGGCCGCGCGCTGGGTCGTCCGCGTCCAGGCCGCGCTCCACCAGCTCGCGGCGCGACAGCGGCCAGTGGTCGGCGACGGTGGCCAGCGCCGAGCGGCAGACGACGCAGACGACATCGCGCGCCAGGACGGCGGGCCGGAACCGCTTGTCGTGGCCGCGGCCGTAGCCTCGCTGGCGGAAGTTCCCGCGCTTCGCCTCGGCCT